GGCAACCCTTTCGCGATACGTTTCCGCGCGGTCTTGGTCAACTTCTGGTCGCAGGTCGGACACCGTTCCATCTGGTCGACCCGGTCTTGTTCCGCGCGTTTCTCTGCGATAGATTTCTCCATCTCGGCGATCATGGTCTTGTACCGACCGATGGTCTCGTCTCGACCGTTCCCTTTGGTCTTGTCCCCTTCGAGTTTGCCCAATTCCTCGAACAACCCGTCCCGTTTGGTTTTGAGCGACGCTAACGCGTCCTCCACTTGCTCCGTTTCCTTGACCGTGAACACTTTGCCGGACGCCGTCGCCGGTATCTGGACTGCCGTCTTGTTCTGGTCCAGTACCCCGAGCGCTTTGTCGACTTTCCGGTTCGCGTCACGCCGCATCTTCTCGGCAATCTGGCCGAGCTTAGTCACAGCATCGAGCGAGGTCATCCCCACAGTCTGAGCCGTCATCGACAGTTGTTCTTCCAGGAACGTTTTCAGGTGCTCGTCCTCGATTGCCGCACCGATAGAGGTCTGGTCAAACTCCACACCAGCAACATCCGCCAGTATCTGTAACCGGGATTTCGGGTCCTCGATAAACTGGCTCACCCGTAACGACGCGCCGAGCACGTCCGGCGACACCCCGAGGTCTCGGAACAACAACGTCTCGAGCTCGGTTTTGTTCCCCTGGTACCCCTCTATTTCAAGCGAAACGCCTTTGTGGTCGATCTTCCGGGCCACCTGTAGGGTTTTGGTAGGGGTCCGGACCGTGGCCGCGATAGAGGCCGATTTAGAGCCTTGCCGGATAAGGTCGCTGGCACCCGCACCGCTCCTGGTAGTGTTCCGACACTTCCCTGTCAGGACAAACTCGAGCGCGTCAGCCACCGTACTTTTGCCGACACCGTTCTCGCCGACGATCATGGTGACCGGCCGGGACAGATCGAGATCCGCTTTCTCCACACCCCGGAAGTTCTCGATGGTCAACCGTTCGACTTTCATCCCTTCACCCCCCTTTCGCTTTGCGCGTCCCAAACCGCAACGTCGCACCGCTCTCGCCTATCGCCACCAACCAACCCGGCAACTCGCCGTTGTCCCGCAACTCTTTGTTCACCTGCCGTGTATCCACTTTCAGGTATTCGACAGGGTTCACCCCGGCGTCCAGACAGGCCCGTTTGAACGTGTCGACATCGGGCCATACTAGATCGCCTGACCGTTTGTACCCCACCTCGATACCGTTCACCGTCACGTTGCCGTGTTCTGCTATGTACGGTTTCAGATACCCTTCGATCCGCTTCTTCTCTTTCTCCGCAAGTATCAGCGCCCGGGCCATCTCGACCGCTTCATCCTCTATCCGGCACACGTATGGCCGGACTTCCACCGAACACTCTTCCGTACAGAACGAGCACCCGGTACCGGGGGTCGCTTTCCACTCCGTATCCTTCTCCATCAGGTCGGTTATCCGCCGTAACCGTTTCTCGATACGAGGCAGATCGTCTGCTGTGACGATCTTGGATTTCACGACGTTCCACCGGACATAGTCGTACACGAGCTCGTACTCGGCCGGTCGTGCCGTCATACTGATAGTCTCGGCCACCAGCCAGGCGTAAGTTTCCAACTGGAACCAGTCAGGTTCGCTGGCGTACCCCGACTTCCAGTCGACAATCGTCACCCGGTCGTCCCGTTCGTAATCGACAAAATCCGGTGTGCCTTCCAGCCAGCCGAGCGGACTATCGTCATGTACGAGCCGACCTTCCCGGTCAACTTTGATCGTCCCCTCGATCATGACGTGGCCTTGTGGTACAAGATGTGATCGAGCGAACGTGTCACAGATTTCGTACGCCTCATCCCATGTTTCGGGCGCCATACCCGACTCCCGATGTTTGTCGTTCAAGATAACCGGCAACCGGTCGTAATCCGTCTGCTGACCGTTCGCCCGGCACCATCGCAGATACTCAGCGATCACGCTATGGACCAGCACTCCTAGGTGCGAGAGATGTCCTTCGGGCTGGCGGTACCGTTTCTCGACCTCCGCCGCGAACATCTTCGGGCACCGCTTGTACTTCTGCACATCCGTCACGTGGATCGGTAACCGTAACTGCATGGCCTTCTCTCCTTTCCCTAAAACCCCTGTGCCTTCCGGATTATCTCCAGTCCAACTGTCACACTGCATTCACGTATCAGTGACTGCACATGGTCGTGTTTTAACGCTATCACCAGACGCTGAAACCCCATTGTGGTCATGGTCAACTGGCCGCAACTGGCCCCATCCTCGAACACCGTGAACCGCGTATGCCTCACGTTCGCGTCGTCCATTCTGAGTTTTATTCGTGTTCCTATTTCCATTTCAGAAGAACCACTCCTTAGAATCGCCGGACCGACCCGGATTACGGGGGGAAGGTGGCGCTGATGGTGCGGAATTAGCGCCTTTAGGATTAACCGGGTCGGTCTCGGCGGTTTCCTGAGTTTCTTCGTCGTTCATATACTGCGGCCCGTACAGATCGTCTGCCGGACATTCGTCATCGTCAGGCGGCGCCACCTGGACTTCGTACCCCCCGATCAACGGCGGCGCTTTCACAAACTCGGTCAACGGTTCACCGATATCGATCTGTAAGACGTGAGCGTTCGTCGCTTTGAACACGCCATTTTTGTCCGGGAACATCACCTGCTGTGGTACCAACCGGAGCACACACCGGATAAAATCTATCTGGCCGCGTGTCCGTTGTAACGTCACGAGCGCAGCATTGACGTTGTTCATCGAATGGCGCGACGTCGTGTTGACCTGCAGGACCGTCCAGGTCGGGAGCTCGTACGGTAAGATCAACATGAACATCGACCGGACACATTTCGGTTGGCTGTTCGTATCGCTCCGGCAATAAGCGCACTCCTCAGCCCCGGGACATTCAATCGTCTCCCAGGTACCGTCATCTGTCCGACGTGTCGCCCATCCGGTCCGGCCTTCACCTTTACACGCGAGGATACCCCGCCGTTTGCCTTCGGTCGGCGCGACTTTGGAACCGCGATAGTACCGGTATGCTTGCGCCGCCACCACACCAAACTGCGGATGCGGGAACACAAACGGCACCTCTTTCGGTTTGTCACCGTACCGTTCTCTGAACGCTTCGGCCAACGACGGCGACTCGATATCCGGCCGGAAATGATCCAACGCTTTCGGATACTGCCGCCCTTCCATCGGTTCGCCGAGCCGCAGGAACCCCGACCGCGGCAACTGTATCCGGTCGGTTATCCCTCGGATAGCTGTAATCTCGCTCGGATGCGACGGCGGTTGCCGTTGCGCCGTCTCGGTAAGTGCTGTGGACGTGTTCATCGACCTTCCCTCCTTTTTTGTACCGTTCAACCCCGTTCTGACGGGACGCTACTGGCCAACCCGTTTCTGGTGGCCGTCTCGGATAAGCTGCTGAAAGTACGGCGCGAGCTCGTGCAGATAGATCGGGTTGACAGAATTGTCCTCGCTCTCGTACTTCCACCCGACAACCGTCTGGTCGGTTATCTGCCGGACCTGCCGTTGCGTGTCCGCCATAGCGTCACCAATGGTTCTGACTATCGTCTGCATTAGATCGTTTGGCATGGTACCTTCCCTCCCTTTTTGGTATCGGGGGACGTCGGAGATCAACGCCGGGCCGTTTGAGTTTTCAGCGGACTCCGCGCCCCCCTACCCTTTTCTCTTGACAAATCTGCCCGGCCTCGTCTATAATCTCGGACGTGATGTTGCTTGCACCGTTCGGGTTTGGGGTTCGTGTTTCTATGTACCGTTCGAGCTCTTCGCGTTGGATCACGATACGCCGTAAACCGATCCGGGTGGCGGCCAAATGCCCCCGCTCAATTTCTGCCCTGATAGTGTCGCGGCAGACCCGACATATCTCTGCCGCTTCTCCAACCGTCAAGAACCGTTTACCGGAAGACCGTGTGATCTGGCTCATTCGTCCAGTTCCTCCTCATCGGATATTAACCTCGTTAATTCGGTTTTATCCTATCACAGTCTGGCTTATTTGTCAAGCGAAAAATTCATGTTTGGTAAGGCGTTGGAAAATAGGGAGTTAGGCATGTGAAGAAGAAGCGGCGTAAGATACCCCCCGAGAATAAAGAGCTGGCGCAGCGCATGGAAGCGTTGATCGAACGGGTTGGCCTAACCCATCAGCAGATCATCGCGGCAAGCGGGAACAAGCTGACCACCGGATATGTCACTGATATCATCTCCGGTAGCACGGGCAATCCGGGGATCGAGAAGGTGGTCTTGCTTGCACGCGGTATGGGTCTGCCTCTTGCGGTTTTGCTTCATGAGCTCGGTTACGATGTCGGAATAGACCTGGAGAGAGAACCGGCCCAGTTTGTCGTTGTCAGCCCGTCAAGAGAGGCGAGAAAACGGCTCGCTAACGAAACAGAGCGGTACACGGCTATCCCTGTCCTCGAGGAATCCGTCGCCGCCGGCGCTCCGCGTTCGGTCTATGCAGAGCACGAGACACGAAACTATGCCCTGATTTACTCGGACTGGGTTAAAGAGCCGAACCGGTATGTCTGTGTCGAGATTACAGGCGACTCGATGGAGCCGATTCTCCCGTCTGGCAGCGTCGTGTGCATCGACACCAAAGAGGCGGATGCCGAGCATTTGGTCGGGCATAGCCAGAAACGGATCGTTGCCGTCCGGCATGAGGGCGGTGTCACGGTCAAGTGGCTCGAAGGCATCGATCCCGAATCAGGCCTCCTCTTACGACCTGAAAATCCAGAGTACCGTTGTTTCTGTATTCGTCCAGAAGAGGATGAAAACCCCGTCATTGGAGTTGTGGCGTGGTCCTGGTCAAAATGGGAGGGTTGAACGATGAAAAATAAGACCCCACAAGACAAGAAAAGAAAACCAGTAACGCTAAAGGGCCTCGGCTGTGTCGGGCTGATTTTTCTGGTAATCACCCTGATCCTTGTGGTTATCGCACTGATACCGGGCAGAACAGCCGAGGAACAGCACCTATGGGAAAAAGGTGTGACATATTGGGTCGGCAAGCCCTGGTATGAGCAGCACCTCGAGATTGAATACGGCAAAGGAATTTTCACGAGCAATACAGATAATTCAAAAGGATGGGTCTGGTACGAAAAGGCCGATGTCACCTTCGTTTTCGACAAGGATACCCGCATCATTGAGCGGTGTCGCTTAGGAAAACAGGGAGACACATGAATGGCGACCATCTACTACCGGTCTGACCGGCAGATGTGGTATATCTCGTATTCTGTCGCCGGGAAACGTGTCCGACGTGCGGTTTCCCACGACCGCAAAGAGGCCGAACGTGTCCTGGCAAAAGTCGAAGCCACACTCGAGCTCGACCGGCTGGACGATCTGCCTGGTCATCGGGCCCCGGTCAAGGTAGCGGACTATTTCGATTTCTGGCTTGACTGGGTTGAGCGCAACCGGTCGCCGCGGACGGCGCAACGGTACATCGAAGTCGCGCGTCATTTCCGGTACTTCTGTAGTGCTCGCCGCTTCTCGTTGCTGCGCGATATCAAACCGGAACATCTCGAACAGTACAAAGCTGAACGGTCGAAACATATTGCACCCAACACCGTTGCGCACGAGCTCACGATCCTGAACGTCTTTTTCAACACGGCGATCCAGATGGGGTACCTCACGGACAACCCGGTCGCCAAAGTCCATCGGCCCAAACGTCGGTACACGACGCCCCGGTACCTGACCGGTGACGAAATTCGCCGGCTGCTCGACGTTTCCTCAGAGTACGAACGGGCAGTCTGGACCACCTACCTCCTGACCGGGATGCGGCGCGGCGAGCTCGAGAACCTCGAATGGCGCGACATCGATTTCAAACGGAACCTCATCACCGTCCGGGTCCGGCAAGATTTCCAGCCGAAAGGTCGGGAAGCTCGAGGTATCCCGTTACATCCTGACCTGAAACCGGTCCTGAAAAACGTCCCACACCGATCTGACCGGCTCGTGTTCGCTACCAGGAGCGGCGGCCGCTTACGCCATTTTGACCGGAACTTCAAGCGCTGCTGTCAGAAGGCGGGGATCGACGGCGCGTCAATCCACACGTTACGGCACACCTGCGCGTCACATCTCGTCATGGCTGGCGTCCCGCTCCGTACCGTCCAGGACATCCTCGGCCACCGTGACATTGAGACGACCATGCGATACGCCCATCTCGAGGCCGAACACGTCGGATCTGCTATTGCGAAGCTGGATTTGCTGTGAGACTGCCGAAATGCCTTCAGAATCGATTTTGTCTGCTTCGACGTATGATTTATGGTCTGCCGTATCGTTCTTGCCATGGTGGTACCGTTTCGGCTTCAGGTACGCCATGATCGACCTGATAGAGTCACCACCGTCACCGGTGCCCAAAACGGTGACATTTCGGCTCCCGACTCGTTCGGTTTCGTTCGCTTCGTTCCTACTCAATCGGCGCGGGTTTGGCCGCGCTAACACTGGCCGACAGAAGGTCTTAACGTGTAAACTGGTAGCGTGTTGCGACTTGCGGAAAAGGGGTAGTGCCGAAGAGGGGATTCGTTACCAACCCGTTATCTGTCCTAGCCTGCCGGTCGGTCGGTGACATTTCGGTGCCGTGCTTTTTTCACGTTGCCGAAACGCCGAACCCACTTGACTTATACCAGGTGCCGATGCTATCCTATTCGGCAAGGGAAAGGGGTATCGTATGATCCGCGCTGCTCAGGTTCTCGGTTTCATCGGCATGGGGCTCGTGTGTCTTGTCCTGGCGATCATTCTATTCCCGCTGACCTTGTACCTCATCTGGCGTGTAGCAAATGAGCCGTCCCGCGATCTTCTCCTAGCTCCTGACGAAACAGGTGACGACTGATGTCCAGAAAACTTGTCGAATGTCAACTCTGCCATGTCGAGGTTGACCCTGACGCAGACCGATGTCCAGGTTGCGGGACCAGGTTCTTCTCAAAAGCCAGAGAGAACCGGGCAATCTGTAAAGCGATTGTGATCATGGTGATCGTCGGCAGTCTGGTCTGTTGGGCGTTGCATTATGGGTTCGAACGGTACGACAGACAGATCGAGCACCGATCAACCTACCAGTTACCGTGACCCGCGTCGTTCCCGAGACCTCGATACAAGGCTGGCACCGTCTGTCGGGGTTTGGGAAAGGAAGCTGTTGCCTAGACATGAGACGATGCCAGCCGTGTTTTTCAGAACCGTACCCGTCAGGACAGGATAGCCCCTGTTCGTCCGTGAATTATGTCGAGCTCTGCCCATCCGGGTACGGCTCACCAATAGCTTCCCGGTAGAGTCGAAGGAACCGGTCCTCACTCAAAAGTACGCTCGGCACTGGGACACATATCGCGTCCACGGTTATCCGACCAGCCGCGCCGTCCGTGATAATCTTGCCGCCGTCAGGTGCCGTGATTTCGCTACCAGCTGGCACAAGAAAAATCTGGTCCGACGCTGGCCGGTACACGTACCTAATCCGCATCGAGCATGTCGTCAAGCAGATCGCTGATACGAGCAGTATCCCTACCAGCGAGAGCTTCGCCCATTTTCTCACTTGTCGGTTTCTCCTGTTCTTCCTGTGCGGCCCACCGTCGCCGGATAATTTGTATAATAAACGGTGCCACGATGAGCGCGATGCTCAATACGCTACTTAGAAGGTCCAACCTTCATCCCTCGGATAAACTTTGCCATATCCTCGCCGGCGATAGCTGCAATGAGCACGGCGATCACCGCCGCGATCTGCTTGGCTATCGTGACGATTTGGCTAATGGTTGCCTCGAACTCTTCTGGCGTCATCTCTTCGTTGACCTGGGCCAGGAGGTAGCCCCCGACTATCGCCAAGAACAACACGACTGTCACTGCCAACTTTGCCTTCCGACTCTGTTTCAGCCACGCGAACACGTCTCTCACCTCCTTTCCCATGTTTTCAGTTTCAGTCCACCGTCCCGGTTGTCGCCGTGGACGTGACCATCTGCATACAGTTTCGTCCAGTCAAATACCTGTTTCGCTGCGTTGTGCACCTGTATCGGCGGTAACCTACCATGACCGCCCTCGTATAACCGGAACCGCCGAATCTTGTACCGCGCCCAGAAGTCCGCAGCGATACCGCCGTACCGAGGCAGATGCCGCGAGTTGCGACTCACCTCACCACCTTCATCCGTCCAGCCTAACCGAGCCGCAAGCGCTTCGTTCTCCGAGTCCAACCGCGTACCGCACGTGACGATAACCTCAACCTCCTCATGTTCGTATTGTGAGAGATTGAGCCGCAACCGTTCGAGCGATCGGAGCAGGGTCGGGTCTACACAGACCAACCCCGTCGAGCGGCTCTCGAACTCCCACAACCGAAAATGAGATACGAGCGCCCCGTCGATCTCCGTCCACAACCGGATATCGTTCCGTCGTTCTGGCACGTCCAGCCACCACCTTATTTGCCATTCCAGAACATCGCTATTGCGATGATCGTACCGACCAGGTTCAACACGACACCAACCAGAATCCACGGGAGTCTCCCGAGGTTCTGCTCTACCCTTACAACCCGGTCCTCCACTATCTTCACCCACCTTTCCGTATCAATCGCGCGCTGTTCTAACCGGGCTCCTTGTGTACACTTATCGTTCGCCATTCGTCCGCTCGTTCAGTTGTAGGTCATCGGCACAGTATAATAGATCGTATATTGGGGCGTACCGTTAATGAACATTGATATTCCGTAACTAACCGTATCAGACGGCCAAGGACACAGAACGGGTTGCCTGACCTTGAAATAATAGATATCCGTCCCACCAACAACAAAACTCGGATCATCAAACCAATTTGACCAAGCAGCTGGTGCGGCTGGCAAGACAAAGGTGTGGCGTTGTGTTCCGATATCGCCCCATGTAGGTGCGGCAAACTGCGCGGCTGTAATCTGAAAATAACGTGGGGAGGCCTGACCATATACCGTCCCTACACCCCCCCCCGCAAAAGTGGTTCCCCGTATCCGAATATCTAGTGGTGTCAACGCTGCGGGTAAACCATTAAAGGTAACTTCCGTATAGTATTCAACTAGGAGATAGCGGTAATACAATGAGGGCGCCACATTCCAGTTGCTCACTTCATACCAGCCGCCGTATGGCCGTGGGAAGCCCGATTGAGGAAGCGCATCAGCGGCTGCCCGTGCAGCAATCCGTGTTGGTTGTCCCGGGCCAATCCACCATATTTTATACCTATCATCATTATTAGTTTCCGTCCCGGTATTTTCTATCCGAAACAGCAGCTCCGCTGCCTTCAGGATTTCGGAGACCGGCTCTACATCGTCGATCCCTTTACCCGCGAGACTACACCAATCGGCAGCGCCGAACGCCTCAGTGAGCAGGCCCGCCTTGTCATAGGCGACATATCCCGCATTCACATAGTACGGCACACCCACGCCTGACATTGCGGTGATCCATTCGATAGCTCCGCGCATTTCCGTGATCAGGGTCTGATGGTGTGTGATATCCGCATCAAACGGAGTGAGCGCGTTTACAGCCGGGTAGGAACCGACATAGCTCCAGACGGTCGCCGCTATCCCAATCGCAGCCTCCTTCTCGTTGATCGCATACATCGCTTCACACAGAATCCGCCCCGTATTGTAATCCACGCCTACCGGATTGTTCCCGTGAATCCAAGCCATACTTCACCTATGTATATTTCGGGATCGGATGCACATGCTTCCCGTCCGATGCGAAACCCGAATCGCCAGGACTAGCCGTTCCCAACGGCTCCGGATTGCTCGTATAGACCGTCAACCCTTTGTGCCTATGTCCAGCGTCCGCGAACTCGCCCGTACTGCCAGGGTCTGCTGCTGTCCCGATATCTTCCGGGTCAAGCTCCGACGTCTCGACATCGCCCAAGTCGAGCTCTTTCTGTTTCTGTATGAGTTCAGCGATCAAATGGCCGAGCAACTGTTTCTTGTTCGACAACCCGACCGTGATGTTCAGCTTTTTCCGGAGGTCACGTTCGACCTTGACCACGTGCTGTGTCGTCGAGATACCAAGTTTCTCGTCGATCAACACTATCCGGGCGCCCAACTCGATATGCTCGAAATCGCGTGGCGCGTTGGCGTCCTGGCTCAGATCGGGTATGTCCACCAGGTAATCAATACGCGGGTCGGATTCTGCCGCCAAGATTTTCTGAGCAACCTTCTTCAACGTTGAGGCATCGGTGATCTCGGAGTTGTGATACACCCCGCAGACTATCCGGCCCCAGGTCGATTGAGACGAACTGTCATCAAGATATTCGTGAGATTCACCAGCATCTTTCAACGTCAACCGGCTGTCCCGGTTCTGCCCTGCTCCATAAGCGTACAACCGGTTTGTCATCTCCGTGAAATCGCGTTCGACCTCGATACCTTTCAGGTTTTTCCCACGTCGGATCTGCTGCCCGATATTCTTCCCGATACTGGTGGTTCAGGTGAACCGCCGAGCGGGACTCACCCGCATATACCCCCCGAGCTTCTCTTGCAGGTTCCGGATAGCTGCCAGCACCGACTGGTTCACCACGCTGATCTCCATCTGCTCGTTCGCTATACCCGACGATACCAGGTACCTTGACAGTTTCGGGCTGTTCACCTGTCGGCCAAACCAGTCCGAGAGAGCGTCCGCGACAGTATCTGTTGGGCCACCTTCGTACTCGTCGATCCATTCGTCGGCAAGCTGGCACAACAAATCTTCGCAGGTCACCGCAACGTATTCGTTCTTTTCCGAGACCTGTTTCACCACCTGGATACGGAACTTCTGCAGGAGCTCGTACTCATGAGCGCTATCGCGTAACCAGACCTGGTTCGGCGTCTCGAGATCGGCACACACCTCGTCCCATGCCGGATACGTGAACTCCAACCGGTCCGGAACGTTTGTCTCCTGTGTCCAGACGGCTTTATCCCACCAGGGCAGATGCGCTAACAGCGTGCCGGTTTTGGACCGGAGCTCCAAGTGGTACTCGACCGTCCGGTACGCAACGGTCACCGCGGCTACGCCGTGCGCGTACAACCCTTCTGCATACAGACGTTCCGCGTACACGGGTACTCCCTACCCTTCCGGTTCCCATCCTACCGACTGAGCGAGCTCTGCCAACGTCAACGTCGGATCGATGTTCAACCGGTCCAACCGTTCGAGCACCGCTACCACTTCCGCTTTGACAAACTCGCCTTTCGCTGTGTTCAACAGTATGTTCCAGACGGTCTCGTTCCCTGAGCTCAGTATCCGACCGACAACTTTGTCCGGATGCTGATGTACCCATCTCGTTACAAGCGTGATTTCTTCTGCAGCAGCCTCTATCGCCATCGGTTTCTCCTCTATCATTTCACGTACATAAGCTGTGTACCAGCAAGATGCAGCGTCGCGTCAGCTACACCGTCGTCAACCCGGGTGATCACCAAATCAAGCACGTCATGAGCTTGCAAAGTTTCTGTGAGCTTGTACACGACACGTCGAATGTTCGTTGTCGAATCGCCGTTCCATATCTCGCTCACGTTTACAGGATCGGCGGTATGATCATAGGTGGTAGGCGTGTTGTCAAACCCAGCGCCCACGCGATGCTTGAATGTCTCGAGATCGAGCGTGACATTGTCTTGGGCGGCCCCAAGACTGTAGTACGCGATGAACCAACACAAGTTCGCGTCACTATCGTAATCGGACGGGATGACGGCAGACGTCGCGATCTGGTCGGTGTCAGCGTCTGTCCAGGAAATCATCCGAGTCCCAAGCGCTGGATCGGTATCGGCAACGTCAAGACATTCGGTATCGGTATAATCCCACCATCCGGCGAGCGGCAAGTTGATATTGCCAAGCCGATCATCGCCCGATTCAAACGCCCACTCTTCCGGGCCCTCTACTATAAATGCTCCGTCAAAATAGGCGGTCACAGCAGGATCGTTCGCGTCAATAGCCAGATACATAGCGAAATTTGTCGCATTACTTGTCTGGCCGATAGCGAGCGTTAGCAGTTCCCATGACGAACTCCCGGTGTGGTATTTGGTGGCATAAGACGGTGTTGTGCCATAGGCTACCGTAAGACGCGCTTTGTTCGCGGCATCCGCCCAGACCCACGTTCCGAACGTCCATGTACGGTTTCTCGATAGTGTCGGTGTTATCGGAGAGATTTGCGTCACGTACACCGTACTGTCGGTCTTACCCGTGATTTTCGCGGACGCTTTGCCGCGTTTGATCGTTGTCGTTTCCTTCGCGACGGTTGGACTTGATATTTGACCCCATCCAGTCGGCAGCGCTGAGGTTCCGCCAAGCCACGTCTCGAAATCGCCGTTCGCTATCAGGTTCTTCGGGTTCGCTGCCCGGAACAACCGGCTCGGAACGTTACTGCCGAGATCGCCAATCATGCCGTGAGCCTTCACGACGTCTGCTGCGTTATCGCCTAACTGGACGTTACCGGGAAACACTACGTTACCGCTATCGTCTATTGTCGGCAGGCTGTTCTGGACTTTCTTCCCGTCCGTCCCGTCGAACCGGACGATAGCATGATCTGTCGCGCTGGCCGGTCCTTCCACCCGTTGGTTGATCGCCGTCTCGAGTTGTTGCGAGGCACCCGCTGTCGGCAGATGGTCAACGATAGTGCCGGCATCAAACGGTAACGCTGACGTCCCTTCCTGAGCGCGTGTGACGGTCAGGGTCGCACCGGACCTGGTCGCGGTCATGATCTCGTACCCCTGAGCGCTATCCCCGACCTGGACCGCGAACGTACCGGACGACGGCAGATCGTTATACCCGCTCACCGTGGTCACGTCGAACGTGGTCTGCGTATCGTTTATCGCACTATCCAACGTCGCTTTCGCCCGGTTGGCTTTACTCCAAAACGTTGTCCCCATCTGTCATCCTCCAAGATACCGGCGTCGGTACTCCACTTCGAGCGTCGAGTTGTCCGCACCTGTCAACAACATCTCGTTCCGGACACCTGCGGTGAGCACAGGAAACGGGCCGGTATCGCAACTGCCGATAACGTTCGTCCATGTGGTACCGCTATCGGTACTTTTCTGGACGCTCATCAACGCCGTGTTGATCCGCAACCAGTGACCATCCGCTAAGGCCACGTTGTAGACGATCTCTTCATCCCGCGTCACGTTCTTGACCTTCACCGTGGACTCAGTCCCACCGGCAGTAGCTTTGATCGTATAGACTGGCGTGGCGAAACAGTTCCCGCCAACTGTCGCTGCCACATCGTCCGGTACGTAGAACGTGAACGCGTTGCTGGTGGGCGTATAATTCTCCGTCAACAACTCCGTGCTTTCGGCTATCGGGTTCGCACAGATGAACGCCAGGGTCAACCGGACTGTCCGGTCGTTTATCACCTGGTCTAACGACGGCCGGTACAACCGAGCGTTCCACCGTTTATGCCGCCACCCCGCAATGTCGAACACCAACGTCTTGTCGCTCTCGACATCGAACAGGGTATGCATCGCTTCGATTTTCTGCCGCAGATCGGACGGGCTCGCGCCTCGGACGGCGACCGTCGCACCGAACACTATCGGCCTGTAGGTTTTGCCCTGGCTGATCCCGCCACCGTGCGCTACTTCCTGGACGTCAACGTCCGGGCTCATTATGGCCGGGACCGGATGACCTTCGAGCACTATCCCGTAATTCGCTCCTGAAAGGTCGACCCCGTTGTAAATGATACTGTCCATCATACCCTCGACGTCGAGAGCCGTTGTCCTGATTGTCGTAAGGCTTCTCTGATCTGTTCGGCTAACCCTTTATTGATCGCGTCGACATCGTCCTCAGTCCGCACAACAAACGTGTTGCCACTCACCGTCACGTTCGGCTGCCACGGGTTGCCGCTACCGACCGGGTTGCCACCGCCGCTCGCACCGCCGCCACCACCGAGCTTACTTATGTCCACTTGGGACGGGACCTCCATTATGCCGAACCCGCGACCAGCCGTGAAATCGGGCATCGACCGGAACGTGTTCATATAACTCGATTCGCCACCTCTGCCAAGCCAGCCGATACCAAGACTTCGCGTTACGCTTCCGAGCTGCACGATACGGTGTGTCGCGGCCTGCATGTGACCCTCAAACCCTTTTCGCCATGTCGTTGTCGCTGCAGCCATCCGGTTGAAAGCGTCGACCCACCACGAATGGCCGCCCATTGCGTTCACCTCTAACCTGAGCGCGTATATCTGATCCCGCACATGGCTGATGTGCATGATCGTCGTCTCAGAATATTGCCGGGTCGTCTCCTGCATCCCGGCCATAGCGCCAGACCACACGCTTTCTGTCTCCTTGATATCCCCCTTTTGCTGTTGGAGTTCTCCCGCGATGGTATTCACCATGTCCGTCACAGACATCGAATGGTCGGCGTTCAGTTCCTTGATACGCTCGACAAGTTTCTCCCTATCGATCTGGGCGCCGCTCTCAGCCTCCACCTGCTCGTGGATCAGGCCAATCGCCCGCTCGGAGAACCCTGTCCGCTGGTGCATCTCATCGTCGAGCAGCCGTTCTTCCTGCTCTTTCAGCCGCTTGCGTTGTTCAGTGAGCCGCTGCTCGGATTCGGCCAACTCGTTTTCGGCACGGCGCCATTCGACAAAGGCATGTATGATCTTCCAGATCAGCACTATCCCGACCGCTACACCCGCCGCGCCCAACAGGAACGTCCCCAACGTCCCGGCTAACGCTGTCAGGCTGAACCCCGCTGCACCTGCCGCACCCGCGACTCCGGCAGCCCCGCCGAGCAACGTACTCAACCCGACGAACGCGATTATCAGTTGACTTGCAAGCAATAAGAGCGACCCGCCCACAAGTAACAACCCGCCGATCGCCCCTGCCGTCGCAACAATGACTTTCGTGAGACCGGGATGCGCTTCTGTCCATCGGGCCAACGCCTGGAAGACTTCGGACACCTTAGTCGCAAGCTGTGTGAGCGCTGGCAATAGCGCCTTGCCAACTGGTATGAGGAACCCTTCAATCGCCGACTTCAACAGTTTCATCTGCCCTTCAAACGTCTGTAGCTGCTGTTCGGCGACAGTCGCTGCCGTCCCACCGGCGCTGTTCAACGATTCCGTGAACGACTTGACCGCCTGGTCGCCTACCTCGAGCAACGATGCGACCGTTGGCCCGGCACGTTGGCCGAAGATGTCCATCGCGTCCGCTGCAGTGAACCCGGCCTGTTTCAGTTTGCCGAGCACTTCGGCGAACGTATGATTTTTGAGGTTGACATCGTCAACAGTTAGCCCGAGCCGGTCCAGAGTCTTGACCAGCTTGTCGCTTGGCGACATGAGCTCCGAGAACGCCCGACGTAACGCTGTCCCCGCCATAGAGCCTTCGTACCCGACGTTCGCCAGTTGCGAAACGAGAGACGTTGTTTCCTCGAACGAGACCCCCGCAGCTTTGGCTACCGGCGCGACATACTTCATCGACTCACGCAGGATATCGACTTTCGCTGCGCTCGTCCCGATAGCTTTGGTGAACACGTCGGCGATCCGGGTGGTCTCTTTGTTCTCCATCCCAAACGCTCGTAACGTCGCCGTCACTGTCTCTGTCGAGAACGTCAGATCGGACTGTGTCGCTGCGGCCAGGTCCATCATCGGTTTGAGCTCTTCGACGCTCATGGCCGCGACGTCGAACCCTTTACTGGACAGATCGTAGAAAGCGTCAGCACACTCTCTAGCCGAGAACACCGTGGTACGGCCGAGCGTCAAGGCGAGATCCGACATCTTGTCCCGGGCAGCTTCAAACTCCGCACCCGACTTCCCGGTCACACTGGCCGCGTTGGTGATCGCCTGCTCGAACGATCCAGCCTGTTTTACGGCAACACCGATACCAGCAGTAATCGCAGCACCAGCCGCTGCAGCGACAACACCCACCTGCCGCATAGCTGGCGCCGCCTTCTGCAAGCTCGACTGGACCTGGGAATAATCTCCCCGGAACCGGATGACGCCGTCACCAATTTCTATCGCCATGGGCTACCACCCTGCATCGATCGCTTCCTCTTCCGTCATGTAGGTTTGACCGGCCTCACGGTACGACCTGCTGTCCCGCTCGATTGACCGGACCAGAGCGTCCGCCATAAGATGCAACATCTCGTCCGTCCAGACAGTCTCGATCTCTGTCAGGCTGACTCCATGCCATTGCTGGAGACATCGGCTGTAGAGGTCTGCTCGTTGATAGTCGACATCTCGTTCTGGCCGGATTGTTGCAGGACCTGAGCTTCTGTCATCCCCATCCCCGCCGCCATGATGCTCGCGACCTTCCCCAAAAAAGGGCCGCTAACTAACCTCGTGATCGCCACCACACCGTCCAGCACCTGCTCGTCTGTCGCGTGCTGTTCGATGTAGTCTTTATGCTGTTTCAGTGACGGGTCGTACTCGTACAGACAGTCTAGGAGATCGTCGTAACTCGATGTCACGGTCATCCTCATGATCCTGACGGCATCGGCGTGTTTCATGTTCACCTGGCCGGTCTCGTCCGCCGCAGCTACCGCCAGAACCATCATCTCGTCCAGGCTCTCGGTAGCTTTTGCGAATGCTTGCCGGAACTTCCGGCCCTGGCGTACCGCTTGCGGCCGGATCGTGAACTGCCGGTCGCCTAGCGTCACCTTGATAGGTTCCCGGCTGAACACCTGCGCTTCGGTCCGCGTCTGGACACGTTCCGGCTTGTTCTTCCGTTCAAACGACCGCGAGTTACCCATGACGACCTCCTTTCCCGTGGACGTGCACCGGTCAATCCCCTACTGGTTGTCACACTTCGATCTTGGTTCGCCGATAGTTGGACGCGCCGCGTGCGCCATACTTCTCTTCGTAACAGATGAACTCGAAAGCGACAAGACCGCCGCTCGAGTTCGCCCAACTCAACGGGACGTTCCCGCTTGGCGACACTTTGTATACCTGCCAGACCGAGTTGCGCGTCTTGACTGCAAGCGCGTAGTAGACCCGGTCGGCACCGCTTTCAAGGTAGGTCGTCCCGTCGTACACGTCAGCGATTGCGTACTTCAACACATCGCTGTGTGACCCGTGACAATGCACCAGGATTTTTGAGACGCCCCGCTTGACGATAGGTTCCTCAGTCGGCATCTTCGCACCTGCCGGGGTGATCGGATCGCCTTCCGTGAGCAACGTGAGCTCGACGCCTTCCTCGTCCAGCGTCGGCAGTTCCGTCCATGCCGACCAACCGCGTGTCGTTCTCGCAATGCTCGGGGCCGGTTCTGTACCGCCTGTGAGAGCAATCGCAGTTAGCTGCAGCGGGTAGATCGGTTTTGCTGCCAGCAACGTCTCAAACGTTATTGTGATAGGCGTCCCTGGCAACGGACCGCCAGCGCACGCAACGTCCGCAACACCGATGCTTGTGAGCGCCTCGAGCGCCGCATCAACGTCTGCCGATGCCTCGTCGAAGGTAAGCGCAGTTGTCGTCTCGTCCGTTTCAGCCCCCGGATAGCCCATGTACCTGAGTTTGAACGTCCCGGCAGTGGGTGTGCCCGTCACGCTGAGCGTCTGCACCTCGTTCGCGCTTCCGCCCCAACTCATGCTTGCGCCAACTGTCGGGATACCTGACCCTTCCAGGTTCAACAGAACCTTTTCAGGCGATATCACTACTTCTCGTTCTTTAGCCATTGTCCGTTACCTCCATCCATTTCTTCAGCCATCCAACGGCCCACTGTGGACCGTGTAATACGTCAACACTTTCCGCCATGCGGTCACCGGATCGATAAGCTCCTGGCCATGCCCTTCCTCGGTTGCAGACAGCAACTCGCCGTGATCCGTGTCTTCGCCCGTCCGCCCTTGTAACCGTCCCCGTAACGCACGGTACACCGCCATAGCATCTATCGGATCGTCGCTCCCGCCGAAACATTCCACCTGGAACGATGGGCTTACTGTGGACGACCGGATACGGACGTCACCGCCACGTATCCAGAACACGACTGCCGGTTCTTTGTTCTCGAAATCGTCGTCAGCTTGCGGGCTCTTTTCTTTCTGTCCGACGACCACCGAGAAGTTGGCCAGGCTTACGGTTGCCCCAAGAACGTGGCTGGCCGCTGTCGTACCGAACGCGCCACGCCGACCGTCTACCGTGAACGTGTCCGTGGACCGTGTCACCTTGACAAGCTCGCTATCGATCTTCACTACGAAACTCCGTTTCTTCGGGAAGGATGTTCCTTCGCCTGCACCGACAGAAAACGTCAGGTCGGTCTTCGCTATCCCCGCCGCCAAGCTCCCGGTCGCCGATGACGCGACAGATTCCATCAACCAATCCATCAGGATCGCCCCCGGGTCTATGTCCAGAATCTCGGTCATACGCTCCCCTCGAGCTCCCGCACCAACGCTTTCTTGGTAGCCTCGTACGCAATGTTCATGTACGGGTCGGGCGGGAACCCTTTCACCTCTTTCGCGAAATGCACCTTGCCGTCCTCACCTTTCCACGCGAGCACTTTCGCTCGTTTCGGTCGGATAGGCTGGCCGCGCGGCCCGTATATCCCGGTACCGATAGCCAGCCAGCCGCCGTACCCGGACGCCGTGGAGACGATCAGCCGGACGTCCACGCCGTCCACCTGAACCTCGTAACTGATACTCCGCATATTGTGGCCAGTACGTTTGGGCGACTCCTGTTTTGCGACGTTCATACCTTCCTGACCGGCCCGTTCGATCGCGACAAGAGTTTTCCGCACTATCTGGTCCAGCGCGTCCGGGTGCATCCGAATCTCGACCTCTACGTTCGCTCGTGCCACCGGTGTTATTCCTTCCCTGCTCTTACGAGCTCGGCCAGTTTGTAGACCAAGGCCGACTCGCCGGTACCATCTCTCACCACTTTGACCTCAAACGTCTGGCCGTCGTATACGACCCGATGGTCGCTCGTGATGGTCTGGTCCGGTTTGAACCAGCATCGCGGGTACATCACCACTGCCGGGACGGAAGCCTGGAGTTCCGTACCATACGGCCATTCGAACCGGCACTTGACGTCCGTCGCCAGGTCAGTCCAGTCTTTGATCTCCTGGTTCCGGCTATCACGACCGACTACCGTGTACTCCCGGATCGTGCAGGTGTGCGGCAAGTCCATCTCGTACTCGGTCGCTATCACGTCCGCATAACTCACGACTGTCGCAACGCCTCGTTGTAAATGATCTCGTTCACGTTCCAGTCAGTCAGCGACTGTTCGTAGTACCCGTCTGCCGGTTGTTCAGCGGACATCTTCCGGTACTCTTGGGCCAGTTTCATCATGATCCCTGGCACTTTCGTCCGGTCGATCTCGTACTCGCCGATCCGCTGGACTTTGGCGTACTTGCCAGCATCGGCAGCGATCGCCATACACGCGTCCGCAGCGGCTAACCAGAGGTCACCGCTGTTCGCGTCTATGAACGCCTGGATGTCCGTATCGTTCGGGAAGATCGTTTTCGCAACGTCGCCGATCCGTAACCTGACAAACTCGACGTCTGTCATCTCGAGCTCCTGTTCTCGGGAGCGGTAGCAGCAGCCGGACTACCGCCCCTTTGTCTGCGTCCCCCGAATGGCCGAGGGTCTTTATCAGCTACCGCACTAGCCCTGGTAACCGCCCATGTACGTCGCTCGCCAATCGAGCTTGTTCGCGCCGAAACACAGCCGAACACGGTAAAACACGTTGTCCGTAGCGAAATCGCCCTCGAACGGACTGATCGTCCCGCCGTTCACGGCAACCTTGTTGCTCGCCTTCATGCAGATTTCCGGTCTCTCGTGTCCCTCAGCGTAATCGACCTCGATAGCCGCGATATCGTTCGGATCGCTGAACAGGTACCACGCCTCGTCGTCGCTTACCGTGTCAACAATCGGAAGATACTTGTCCACCCAGACCTTCAACTTTCGTCTCGGGATCGGGTTCGCTGTCGCATACGGCGCGGGCGGTGTCACGTCATCCGCATCAGCTAACCACTGCATGATCAGACTTGTCGTGATTTCCCAGGCGGTATCCTCCAGCGACGGACAGACCACCAGATGGACCGGCGTATTCTCTATCGGTTCACCGTTCGCATCCGTCAACTGGTTCATTGTGGCGATCCCCGTTGACAAGTTCGCGATCGTGAGCGCATTCGCGCTTGCGTTGACCCCCACTTCGTACAGGTTGCCGCCAGCGTGTGTCCCGACATCCCCGGCATACGTCGCCGTCACGAGCCGGTGTTCCGTCCGCGCAGCCGCTCGTCCAAACTGTTCCGGGGTATCTTTTAGCGCTTTGACACCCGCGTTGTTGTACAATGTCCGCCACGAAATATCGAACTGACGGCCGTACACCCGGGCGTACACGTCGTACTTGGTCTCCTCCCGATCCGAAGCCGGGTACTCGCCCTTCTCAGCGATTTCAGGCAGAAGCTGGTCGCCGCCGGACATCGCAAACCGCCGACCGCCAACGAGCGGATAGAGCCTGTTCACCGTGTCGAACCTGACGAAGTTCCGCCAGACAGGTTGAACCGCCTTGTACGCAGCCAGCATTTGCCGATCGAGCACGTCTCCGAACAGGTACGGGAAATCGTCGGACGTCATGGCTTCTCGCATGAGAAACTCTGCCCGATGCGGTGCCAACCCTCTCGCGTTCGTCAGGAGATCGATCGTCTCCTTCATCCGTATAGGATAGTCCGCAGGCCGCCTCGCCTCAGAGACAGCGAAGAAACCGTCCCATCCCTCTAAAGTCTGCAACACGTCTTTACCCATTGCTTTGGTCCTCCTCGTTTCCGTTCTCAATGGTCAGGTTGCCCCGGCCTACGTTCTCACGAAATACACGTACACCGTCATCTGGCCAGCACTGATATTCCCAAAATCCGCTGCCCCAGTTACCGTGACACGAACTGTGGCCGCTGCATTGATCCCGTCACACGCGTCCGCTGCAATAGCCAGCGATCCGACTGTCGCTGCTGCAAGCACGCTCTGGGCGGTATCTGCCGTGAACCGGTCCAGATCCCCTGCGACACCAGCCTGTACAACCGCTGTCGTATCGCCTGTGAACCCGGTGGCCACCACGAACTTGCATCCGAGCGGCATCGCCCCGGCCGGCAATGTCGGTGTCAGATCGACGTAACCGGTCGCGTCCGTGTTGTCAGTAAAGTCGCCGATAGCAACCGTCTGGCTGATGAAATCGACCACCTTAAACCCCTGACCTTGATTGCCGTGGACTTTCACGGCAATGTACGTTCCGGAAGCACCAGACGCCACAGTGCCGAGAGCCCAACCGAACGGACGGCCGCTGCTGTCTTTGCTCAAGGCGCACGCGCTCGATATCCAGATCACGTCTCCCGGAGCAACCGCAACGTCCCCGCTTTCGTCCGTCCCATTAACCGGCAGATACCAGATGTCCTCCGTGTCAACTGCGATCAGGTCAGTAGCGGCGGCAGCGCTCGACATCGCGACACCGACAATGCTGTCCCCGACCATCACCGGGTCGTACTTGTCCACCAGACCGTCATCATGGGTCGGGTGCGTTATCTCACTTTCGAGGACCGTAATTATCCGGCCTTCGTAAGTAGAGCTCGCCTCGCCAGGTGACGTTCTTCCGCTTTCATAGTTTCCACACATCCTTGGTTCCTCCTGTTATCCTGTCCGCTTTTTGCGAGACTGGACACGTTTGTTCTGCCGCTACCGACCTCGGACCGCCACCTCAAGCTGTTCGTCCGTATACTCGGGATGCAACCGCTTGAACGATTCCCGGAGTTCAGCTTCCACCTTCTCCGGATCGGCGTCAGGCGGCCCGCTGGCCCCGAGGTCCTTCACGACGCCGCCCTTGCTCAGTTCCACAAGGTAGAGCCGCTCTTCCTCAACAGCTTCCGCGATACCCTCTTTCGAGGTTGACTCGGCAAACTGCGCCTTGACCCGTCTCTTGGTCTCTTCCGGCATCCCCTTGTACTTCTCGCTTTCGAGGATGGTGTCGACCTCTTTCTGGACTTCGACCTGAGCCTCTTTCTTCTGATACTCGGCCAGCTTGCCCTCAGACTCTTTCATCTTCGTCTGGGCAGCCTCGAGCTCGCCTTTCAACCGCTCGTTCTCCTTCTCGGCGGCCGCAAGCGACTCCTTCACTTCCCGGAGTTCCTGTTCCAAATCCATCTTCCTTTCCTCCTTCTTCTGTTTCGCTTCTCTGACCGCTTTCGCTTCGATCTCCGTCACGAGGTCCGGTCTGCGTTCGCGCAGGTCGCTTTCACCGACCAGATCGAGGTCGTTCTCTAGCTCGTAGAGCTCGGCCCGTCTGCTCTCAGTGAACCCAACTCCGCCGCCCGCCCCTGGTTCTGTGACGAAATCGCAGCATCTGGCTTTCTCAACCGACTCGACAATCACGGTGTCGTGTCCTTCAACCCTCCCTCGTGCGCCCGCCGCGACACCGACAACGGATACGCCCATCTCGTTCAACGTGCCAGCTTCCGCCATGCCTGCCAGCAACTCCTTGAACCAAGCGGCGTGTATATGCGCCTCGCCGACTACCGCGCCGCTCCTAGCCACCTTGCAGTTTCTGAGCACCGCCACCCAATCCCGGACAGACCGTTCGGGTAGCTCCCGGTCATCAGACGGTCGCGGATGATCGCAGTACATCTTGATCCCCTCGAACTTCTGTGCGATATCTGCCAGCGCCTCTGCCGTGTAGTAAAACGTCTTGTCCCAATTCCAGCCGGGCTTGATCACCCGGACCGGCACGATACCTTTGGCGATCTGGTCTGCCACAGATTCGGTGATTTCGATCCCCGTTATGTGCTCGAGCAACGACCTCGAGATCGATTCCCGGAGCGACCGGGGCATCTTCTCCACCGGCACGCCGAGCTTCCGGTACTCGCGGCGGATACGCGCTTTCACCGCTGGTATAGCCGCTTTCGGCAGTTTCACCGTCTGCCCTCGGAACCCGCCCGACGTTAAAGCCGCTGCCGCCTGGCCGAGCTTCGCTTTCGTGACCTTCTTCTCCGTGCCCTCCCATAACGGCAGCTTCCACGTGGTCACCTTCTCCGGATCGCCAACGTAAGCGTAAGCCTCCTTGGGCAACTTCACGCCACCCTCTTCGCTCTTGAGTAACCGCGCCTCCCGTATCTCGACTAACAACTGGTCCGCACGGTCCTCGAGATTGGATGACGGCGTATCGGCAGCGGACTCGTCCACTATCCGGTTCAACTCGGCCAACGTCTCTTCCGAGACTTCTCGCTGGCCCGATTCGAGCAACAACTGATCCATCACGTCCATGAGAGCCGACTCCTTTACTGTCGTCTTGCCGGTCATCGGCGTGCCGCATTTGGCACACTTGATCTCCGTACAGGGAGTGCCTCGGTCGTGCTCGGTCTCATAGCCGCATTTCGGGCAGACACAAATGTCCGCACCACCGTCCCCTTGTCTCGGCCCACCGACCCCTTGTCCTTCACCTCGTGACTGCTGCATCTTTTTCAACACTCCATTGGCTAGCTGGAACGCTCGAGCCTCGGCGTCCTTGTGCGACATCCCTTCCTTCCGTCTCTTCTCGTATTCGCTGTTCCAGACAGCGCACCACTGCCGACGTACCGGTTCCGGTTCGTTCCTCACGTTTTTTGGTAGGTTCGCGCTGTTAGGTGTGTACGGCATTTCGTCTCGATCTCCCGGAGCACAAACAAAAAGCGGCGCACCAAATAGACCGGCGAGTGATTCCCGCTAGTCTGTCTGATGCGCCGCTGAGTCTACGACCCGGTGGCTATGTTGTTATTTCGCTATGATCGCTTTGATTTTCTCCGCCATTGCCCGAGCATACGGTTTGTAGCAGACGATCCCCGGCGCCAGTTCAACATTTGCCGGAATCGCTTTCGTATCAAGGATGTCAGCATTCTGGGCATAAGATCGCTGCGCTTCATCTCTACCATCCGCTGAGTTCCATGCTGACAATGATTCATGAATGGCGAGCCGTAAAGTAGAGACGGGTTCCGGAATCGTCTTGATACCACAGGCCCGACACAGTATCCGGCAACGATACAAGGCCTGATCTGGTTCATGCGCGAAGATCGTATAGTCCCTCTTGAAAAAGGCTACCTCTGGTTTGCTCCCGCATATTGGACATGGCTCGACAAACTGCCGAACCACACGTTCCACGCATCGGAACAACCATCCCAACACTTTCATCGTTTCCTCTTCGGGTACTCCGCTTTCGGGAAAGCCATTGTCTCGTCTCGTAGCTCTTCATTAGGTTCCACCGGTGCGACGAAATACGATTGCTCTTTACATGCAGCGATTGCCTTCTTTTTCGTGGTGAAGATACCCTGGAAGTCCCAAACGTTCCCGTCCGGTGTCTCAGCTATGAACTTCCCCACCAACCACAAGCCGCTCATCGTTTCCTCTTGGGCGTCACGCTCCGTTGTCTCAACCTGCCTCGCCGAATCAGTTCTTCTTCGACCGCCCCTAATTTTATCAGAATCGATTGCCGTTCTGCAAGCAAAAAATTATCGGTCACCTCGAGGGCCACTTTCACCGTCGCCTCGCCAACCTTTTTCATGCCGCTACCCGTATGCTCTCGTGTCGGCTTCAGATTCATCCGCCTAGGGCTGCAACTAGCCCCGCAATCTGGTCCTCCACACTCGATTTCGTCGCGCCCCGATACAGCACGTCACAGTGGCAGCCAGGATGAAACGGGTTGTGTACATGACCGCTCGGAAACTCGTCATCAATACTGATCCATCCTTCCGCCGCGTTATCCAGACAGACGTCGCAGACGTTCGCCAAACCAGTCGTGATCGAGCTCTTCTCCTGTGAGCCCACATCGTCTGCTGCCCTCCACGACCCTTCGGCCAACGCGTTGTGCGTCTCAGTCAACGCTATCAACTCACACCGTCGTTCGCTGTACTCCCGAAACTTGGCGCCGATCTCCTTTGCGATCTGTGGTGGCGACAACTGTTCTTTCAGACCTGTCGCTATCACCCCGGCCAACTGTTTCCTGGTCGTCTCGGTGATACCTTTGACCAACGTTGCGCTATGACCGGGCACCCACTCGAGCACACGGTTCGGCACCATCGCGTTGATATTCTGCGGCACCGGCAACCCATACATATCCGCGTACTCGGTTGTCTTGATAGCGTACCCGTCCCTGGTAGTACCGTTGATCGACTCGATGAACATGACGTCCAACACTTCCCGTTCACCTGCCGACCATTCTGCCAGCGAAACGTAAAACTCCTCCTCGACCGGCGTCATGGCTTCCTGCATGGTGGCCAGATGCTGTCTCGCCCTCTGCATGACCATGTCCATCGGGAACGTCGACCGGATACGGCGAAAATACGACTGGAGCTTCCGTGTCAACCGAGCAGCATGACGTTGTGCTTCAGGCGAAAAGACTCCACCTCGGGCAGCGGCCAACAACTCAGCGGTCACCTTTTCAATCCAATCGTTCGTGAGCTCGCTCATGAGCGAACCTCGGCCCTCATTCGGTTCAACTCCCGCGCAAGTAGTCGGGCAACCGCACTCTCTCCGACAGGTTCCTTCCCGTCACCACTGATCTGCTTCAACACCTCGTCCACGTCTTTGATGCCGAGCAGCCCGAGCGCCCGTTTCTGGACCGATTCGGTTTCGAACACGTCAGGTGTCGCTGTACGCAACTTCTCGAACACGGTCGCCATCGCGACAATATCCTCCGGCATGATCGGCGGTAACGACACGTCGAAGTACCGGTCCGTCTCAGGCACGTTCCCGCGTTCGAGCACAAACCCGAAAACGTCCTCGAAGGTGTCAATCCACAACCGGCGATACCCGAGGAAGTTTTTCAGCATCGGCGCTTCCATCGCTTTGGCTGTGGCCAGCCGGAAGGCTTCGCCTGCCCCGAGATAGTGCGGGAACACGCACGCGCCGACACCTACCATCATGATCAACATGTTCGCATCCGTCTGCGCGTCACCCGCACCGCTCGTATAATGGTGCGGCTTTAACGCTGTCCGCGGATTGTGGACGTAGGTCGACCCAGGCGCTGGCGGAGGCCTGTCCTCTTCACCGCTTGACCCGTAGGTGCTCTGGTATTTCGCGATAATCGTATCAACCGCTTTCTGACCACCAGCCACTTCCTTGTCCCAGGCGAACATCGTCAAGGCGAGCTCGTAGGCCAACCGCGCACGGATAAACTGGCGGTGCGCTTTGCTCCATTGCATCACCGTCGACAACTGGGTGTTCCCTCGTAACCCCAACGAGTTGATCGTCACATGGTAGATCACCGGATCGAGCTGGAGGTCTCTGTCTTGCGCGTTGATGATATTCCCCTCGGCATCGGCACCGTCCTCGTTGTTCAGGTTCGTCCAATCACGGTAGACCCGCCGCCGCTGTGTCCCTTTCCGGTCGGTCCATTTGCGGATGTAGTACCTCGGGGTGATCTCGTCATCCGGATCCGTCGCAATATCGACGATCTGTAACGGGTCTATCTGCCGGACTTTCACGTCGCCAGGTTTCGACCCGACGAACAATACCAAGAACAGCTCACCGTCGATCTGTAACCGGTCGCTCAACCGCCACTGCCCTTGACCCGAGAACGCCCACCGGTTAGCCCTCGATTTCCAGAACCGGTCGATCACTTCCTGTGACCTCGGATGTTTCTCCGCGCTATAGGTCAACCCGGCCCCGGCAAACGTGTACGCCGTGTATAGCCGAACAATCTGTTTCGAGAGCGAGTCGTGCTGGCCGTAAATCCTGGCCATTCTGACCATCCGGTTCCGGTCGGTGGCGGACATATCGAGAGCGCTGTCACCCGCACCACATTTTATGTAGCCGCGATCTTGCTCCCGGAGTATAAGCTCTGCCGGTGTTAGCGTCGATTCCCGCAACCCAAGCGCTACTGCCCGGGCTTCCATCAGCCGATTCAAGTCAACGGCTATATCTTCCAGCACGAACTGCGTTTCTTTGTCCTCGTCCATATTCGTATCCTCTCTACCAGAACTCGCCGACTTCCGGTATCAACCCACCGTACCGGCTATACGCGTTGAACACCGGTTCCTCTTTCCCTTCGACACCGTGTATCGCCGCCAACATATGGTACCCGCCAGAGACCACGTCTATCGCGTCGTCATGCACGTTGCTGCTCGGAAACTGCGACATCTGCTCGTAAAATATGTCGTTCCAGGGAGCGCGTAACACGTGGAACCGGCCATGCTCGATTATCGCTTCCAACGGTTCGGCCCGGGTCACTTTATCGTTCGCGACGTTCACCGCTTCGACCGCTCTCAACCCACCCAACGCCGCCGCCATGTTCGCAGCCACATCTT